ACTGACTCTGTTTATCTTGCAACATTTGATAAAAACTATCCTACATCGATATTTAATATAGAAAAATTAGACAAAGACAATACTGATGATCTAGGATTTTTTATTTCGGCAACTACTACGGAACTAAAAATGCTGAAGGCAGAACTCAATAAGCAGGGTACTTCTGAGGGCGATAAGAAAAAAATACAATATTATATAGATACTCTACTCTCTAACAAAGCTATAGCTGATAAAAAGCTAAAAAGTTTAACAGTTACGGACCCTTATAAAGATATTAATATTTCAGATACGACAACATTAGGAACTTATTATAGTGCTATCTCCAAAGACATACAAAGTCTACTGGCTAGACGAGGCCCTAATGGAACACTTTCTAATGAGGAATTAGCAGATCTTGAGAAATTAAAAAAGACCAGAGCAAATATCAGAGAGACTTTAAAATCAAAGAACGAAGAAAAAGATATTCTTAAAGATTTGAGTGCAAATAATGATAATTATTTAGCGGAGATAAATATACGAAAGGCTAGAGTACAGAAGGATTTAGATAATCTGGAATCTCTAGACACTATGACAGGTGTAGAGGAAGATAAGAAAATAATACTAGAAAAACAGTTAGAGCTACTTACTATTGCCGAAAATGCCTACCAAGATAGTAGTCCTTGGACACCTGTTTATTTAGGTACAACTTTTACTACTGATAATGGTGATAGTTACGTAGGTGTTAACAAAGTTTCAAGCAAGCAGTATCTAAGACAGTTTTCTTCTAATGGTACGCAAATTAAAGATGCTACTACTGGAGACTTATTTACCGAAGAAGAGGTTACCACTTTGTTAGGTGAGGATGGACTTTGGGTTACTGATGCTAAAATAGAAAAAATTTCTAAAGAAACAAAAAAAGCTATTACAGAAGAAAATAAGAAGAGATCCCAGAAGTCAGCTTATGTAACAAATTTAACTATAGCCCTAGATATTATCAATGAAAAACCTGCGGTTATGAACCGGTTTTTTAGGATGGGTGGAGAAGCTATAGATTTCGTTAACGAGTTAAATTCTGTCTATACGTGGCTTTCAAGTAATAACGAAGATCAAGATAAACAGTACACTTATGAAGAAGCATTAGCTTTTATGAGTACTTTAGAACAAATAGAAGGAAGAAAAGAATTTGCTTTTGTTGCTCTTGCGATAGCTTATGGTGTTGCTGAAGGTAGAGGCTCTACTGGAATGGCCTTATCTGATAAAGAACTTAAAAATACTATTGCTAGTTTAGGGTTGGGTAGTGGAGTTCCTGGTGAAGCGAGAGTTAAATTATCTAATCTAATTAAATCTACTATAGACGTTGCTAATTCTAGCTCACAAGCTCTTTTAAACAATCCTGACACTCGTACCTTTCTCACAAGTAGGGCTGATAATAATCCTCTATACCTCATGTCTTTTGAGGATCTTATCAGAAATCAATGGGGGTCATCATATAGGAACGAAGACCTACTAGAAACTTTTGAACAGGCTCTAATTGAGGATAAAATATACAGGTTTGAGACTGAACAGAATGTGGGTGAGCTTTTACTAAAGAAGGGAGAAGAAAAAGGTTTTAGTAGAACCCAGAGTCTAAATTTTATAAACAGGATATATGAAAATGCTATAGAGGCTGACCCCTCTAATCCTCAAGACATTAATGAAAACTTTACCCTTGAAGATTACCGAGACAGAACACTAGGAAAATTGCTAACGCAATTAGGTATAAAGTTTAAACAGAAAAGAATACCAACAATTAACATCATAAAAAAGCTACGAGAAGAGCCTGATAATGATGTTTTATTTGCTAAATTTCACAAATTTTACGGATTAGATCCGAACTTTTTTATAAGAACTGGGCAGGAAAATTAATGGCTGAAAACTTAGATGATATTTTAGATGATAATCAGGTAAATTATCTAGATTTAGATGATGTACTAGGTTCTCCTGAACAACAACAAACATCTTCCACAGAAGAGGAAGTAGTAGTAGAAGATAATGATGATGATGATATGTCAGATGAAAGTCTTCAAAGCTTCTTCAATGAGATTAATGGGGGTAGTAGTAATGACTTCGGAAATTTACCTGTATCAGGGGGTTCTATCTCCCCTACCCTTATAGGAACAGGTATGTATCGTGGAAAAAATATGGAACAAGCTGAGGAACTTTACGAGTTCTATAAAAATAGCCCACACACTGAAGAGGTTCCAGGTTTTATAACTTCTGACCTTCTATACACCGATCCGTATACTAAGGAAACTACTAAGATAAAGAAGCCTGTATTTAATCTGCTAGAGTGGGTTCCAGGTTCAGAAATGATAAGTGCAGGTATTCGTTATGTTGCAGGAGATAAAGTTGGGAATTGGGAAGCAGATACTTCTAAACCTCAAGCTATGGTTGATGCCGTAGGAAATCAAACTAGAGAAGCTTTAACAACTGTTGGGGCAGGAATAGATTTCGTAACCAGACAATCAGATTTAATACCTGATACTAATCTTGCTGAAGGTAATCTTACTAAAATCTTTCCGAAACAAACTTATAATAGTAATGTAGGAGATGCTCTTCTTTCTGAAATTCCTGGCATAGTAGGTTCATTCTTTATTGGTGGTACTGGTGGTAAGAAAGTTTGGGATGTAGGAAAGTTAGCCGTAGATAAAGTAGGAAAGACGAATGCAGCAACTAAATTTCTTAATTCAAAAACAGGTAAATTTACCTCAAAAGTTCTAAAAGAAGTTAGTCCTACTACTAACCAATTATTTCAGTTTAATCCTGAGAAGCTATTCCCAATCCTGACAGGAGAGATAGCAGGAGCGAGTGTATTACCTGTTGATACCCAAGGTCTTGTATTCGGAGAGGATACAATGACAGGAATAGATTGGGGATTTGAAGTCGGAGATGATCCCGAAACTTTCGAGAAGGTACTTACTGCAAGAGGGAATCTCATCCTAGATGGATTATTAGCGGCAGGAGTTATCACAAGTTCAATTAAAGCGGCAGGGAAAGGGGTGCAGATTTTTAACAGTTTTACTGGATTACCTGTAGCCAAAGCACTTTTACCCACAGAGGACCCTTTAAAGATATTAGGCATAAAGATATTAGATGGTGATAAGGCTGCTATTGTAAGGAATGTCCTGAATCAAATTACTAGCGTTAATCCTCAAACAACAATGAAGGAAATGGAAGAACTCTCCAGAAAAGTTGTGGAAGCTATAAGTCAAAACAAACAGGCTTTTATAGATATGGGGGGTGATAAAGCTCCAATTAACGTAATTTTATCTGCAATGGATGCTCTATCTTTATCTAAAGATGCCGCTATTACCCCTTTAATGAGAGCTAAAGGGAACAAAATAAACCAAGGGGTTATTGCAGATCAATCAAGTTTAATGACTGAAGGTGCTATTCCTGACGCACTTATTAAACTAGAGAGTACTCTAAAACAATTAATTGAGGAGCCAGGAACAGTAGGAAAAACAGGTGCAGGAAAAATAGATGCTGGTGTAAATCAAATCGTAGAAACAATTAATAAAACAATATTGAAACAAGAAGGGATTGTTACAGAGAATACTTCGGAGCTTAATAACCTTAGAAATCTATTTAAGAAAAAACTAGGACGTAAAGATGCCGCTCTTACAAAAAGTATTTCAGATATTCTAGAACTAGATCCTACTAAAGTTGGGGCAGCTAAAGATGAAACAAGAGATGCCATCATAGCTCAATTAAAGCTCAAGTATGTAGCGGATAAAACAAAAAGAGATGAGCTTTTTAGTGCAGTAAAAGGCGGTAATATTCAGGATGATGCTTTTATCAATAGCCTAGCAAAGGAGCTAGATAGCCTAACACCTAAACAGTTTGAACTGGCTTCTATTAATATGCCCGATTCCCCTTTTACTAGGCTAGTAACAACCCTTAGAAGAAGAGCAACCCCTGCTCTGGATGATAATGGTAAGCCTGTAATTATGAAGAATGGTGAGCCAAAGATGGAGCTAGAGAGTGTAGCGGAAAGGAATGATCGAGTAAAAGATCTTTTCGATCAAGAAGGGATGGACTATGCCTATTTGTTCAATACTGTTAGAAAAGATGCAAGACAGTTAGCTAATGATTTTACAGGACCAGGTGGAAATACAGCCATTTTTAATACCTTCAGAGGGATGGTTGATTGGATTGATGGTAAAGGATTGAACCTCGCAGTAAAAGCTACTCCTGAAGAAGATCTAGGGTTTAAAGAGGCTGCCAGAGCAGCTCTTGAATATATGACTAAAGGCTTTGCTCCAAATTGGAAAGATGGTGCTCTTAGAGAGTTCGCAGAGCTTTATGATAAAACTATTGCCCGAACCCGAACAGTCAATAAAAAAGGTAAACCCTTAAAGAATGTAACAGAGTTTGGAGCAACAGACTTTGGGGTAGAGTCTAAAAACATTGTAGAGAGCATTATTAAATCAGGTAGTACAGATAATACAGAACAACTTGTGAAAGTTCTGAATGAATCTACTGATCCTGCTTCGAAAAGAAATGTTCTTGAATATATCATCCAAGACTCTCTTACTCCAATGTATCGTAACCTTAAAGAGGGTGGAATAGAGAACTTCAACATAGCTGGCTTCGAAGAAAAACTTACTAAATATGGGGCAATCCTTAAAGGCAACTTTCCTGAAGCTGAGATGCAATTAAATACATTCGTGAATAGAATTAGAGGAGCTAAAGGTAATAAGGAGCAAGTAGAAAAAATCGTTGAAGAGGCTAAGAATACCCTTAAAGGTCTGAAGGATCAGGTCCTTTCTAATGAACTAGGGTTTTTTCTTAGTAAGAATGTCTTAGGAGAGAAGAATCTACAAGAACCAGTTAAGAATGGTTTTGAAGCATTCAGACGTATTCTAGATAATAAACTTACTGCAAGAAATGTAATTGCTGATCTTCTTGAAAGAGTTAAGGGGCCTAAAGCTAATCTTGTCGTACGAGAGGCTATGCAGACTGCTTACCTGAAGAGCTTACAAGATAAGATTTTAGATAAGACCTTTCAGAGTGTAGGTGATAATAGACCAGTTACACAATCTAAATTTGTTGAGCAAATATATGATGAGACTAATGATTTTATGAAGCTAGGAGAGGATCTGTTCGAGAATAAACCCGAAGTCTTATTAGGTCTTCAGGAACTCATTAATCTTGGTGCTAGGGTTACTCAAAACCAGAGAGCTAAGTCTGTCAGTATATTCTCTAATACGGCTTTTACACAGGAGTCTAAGGCTGCTGTTAATAGAATAATCTATTTTACTTTTGGTGTTCTTTCTAAAGCAGGTACGAGAGCTAGAACTTTAGCATCAATGCTAGATAAGAAAATTAATAAAAAGGATGATGCGTATCAAGTTATGGTTGACCAGATCATGGCTGATCCTGATGAATTTGTTAAAATTGCTAGGGAAGTCACTAAGAAGAAGATGACCGATTCAGATTTGATGGAGTATCTGGAGAAAGGTTTCTTTAGAGGATTTATTTATCAGGACACTTTTAAGGATGATGAGGATAACTCTCGTAACATTTTTGAGCAAACAGAAGATTTATTGCAGAGTGAAGATATTCCTTACGTTCCCTTCATCTAATAAAAGAAAAGACCCAGAAAAATTAATCCCTGGGCCTTAACACTAACAATTCACTCTAATTTCTTAAAGGAATCCCTCATATGAGATGAGGCAATCTATTTATACGATTTATCAGATATCCGTACAACATTTATTATTTTTAAAATACTAAAAAGTTAGTCTAACAAGCTTCACTTTTTCAACAGGAATATCGAAGAACTTTTCTTTACACTCTACCTTATAATTATTGATCGAAACGACAGGACTTTTGCTGAGAGTGTCTGACGTTACAATCGCAACTGAGTAAAGATTTGAAGAGAATACTAAGAAAAGAGTAGATCCATTAATGAATTTCTCTTTCCTAAAAGGAATGTGTAGAGTGTCGAACGAAAACTCACCTCTCCATCCTTTCTTCACCTCTACCTCAACCGCAAATTTTCTACCATGAGAGCATTCACAGATTAAGTCTACTCCGTAAGTATCAACATTATCCTCGACTTTATAACCTGCACTTTGCAGGTATTTTTTTGCCTTCTCCCTTGCTATCTGATCAAAATCAGAAAAGTCTCTTTCATTGAATTGTTTACGCATATCTTCGTTCGTATCTAGGATCAACTGGGCGATCATCCTCTTCCTGATCCTTCAAACAACAAGTAGGGCAGTAGTAAGATCCTTTGAAAATCACTACTGCAATCTCTTTACATTCAGGCTTTTCGCACACTGTACCAGTAGTCATTTTCATGTACCGCAACTCCCACCGCTTCCTGAAATGTCACAAATATCGTGCGTTTCAATATGCTCTTCAAACTCCTCTCCGAGCTTGCTCACCGCCTCTTTATACGGCACTGCGGTCAGAGGTTGTCCACCTCTTGATCCATCAGCGTAGCAGGTGAATCCTCGCAGTCTGCTTGCATATTTCGCAAGAGTATTAGCAAAATCTTCTACTGTATCAGGATTATTCTGTTTCGTTCCGTATGCAGGTAAATTAATCGTGGATGAGATTGCCATATCCACATAATCTTGTACGGATGCTTGGAAGGAAATTCTCTTCTCATAATCCGTAGCAAGGTCCAAAGCACTCTCGACTTTATCGGGATTAACTCCGTACAGATCAATTAATTCTTGAGCGGCACTATCGACTACATACTGGTAAACCCAAGTCTTATTCCCTTTGAGATACCTACGTTTATAAGCGACACTGAAGATAGGCTCAATTCCAGTAGAGGTTCCTGCTAGGATGCCAATAGAGCCAGTAGGAGCTATGGATCGATTAGCTACAGGTCTAGAGATCTGAAGGTGATCTGAGAAGTCTTTAGAAGTCTTGTTAGAAACTCCTTTATAAACTGATAGCCACTGGTGAAGCTCTTCTGGAACACCATAGGAATGATTTCGGGAAATGAGCCATTCGTGCATTCCCATCAATCCAAGCCCTAATCTCCTGTTCTTATCACGAACGTCATAGACCTTATCGTAAGGTAATTTAGCTCTGAGAGTTCCGCAGACTAGGAATTTGGTAGCGAGTTCGGTAACGTGCTTGAACTCAGAAATATTCTCAATTCTGCCTAGATTAATAGATCCAAGATTACACACATCTGAATCATCCTCTGAGGTCACTTCACAACAGGCATTCCTGAGAGTCTCATTCTCTTTATCGAAAAAATTAAAACTAAATCCCGGTTCTGAAGTTCTTAGAGCTTGCTCAACATTCTTCCTGAACATCGCACCAACATCCCCAGTTTGCATATACTGCATTAGCCAATTAGTATCGTAATTTAAACTGATGTTCGTCATATCTAAAGGTGCAGGAAAATTGAAATCATCCTGTTTAATATCCCAGAGGGATTTACCAGTACTTCCTACTGGCATATTATGCCAATCTTTAGCCTTTAAAAAAGCCTCTGCATCCCCATGATCCCATCTTAAAGAGGCATATATAGCTGACCTTCTCGATCCACCTTGCATCACCTTTGACCCGATTGAATTTATCATTTCAGCTTTAGGAACTACCCCCGAAGCTTGTCCACCAGTACGAGCAATCGGAGAACCTGCTGGTCTATAAATTGAATAATCAACCCCGATCCCACCGCCTGTCATCAGAGCAGATTCCGCTTTCCAACTGAGGTTAGCCCAGTCTTCTCTGGAATCCTCTTCTGCTTTTAGGAGATAACAATTATTAAAGAATTTGTTTGGTCTACCTGCGTAATATAAATACCTACCGCCTGGTATGAATTTCATTTCACGGATAAATTTAATTAGATCTTTACGATCATCCTTTGAAAGATAGCCTTGGCAAACATCATCTACGAGAGTTTCTGAAAGAGCATCCCAAGTTTCAGCCCCCTCATGGCGGTATTTATGATTGAAAATATCCTCAGAAAACTTTGATCGAAATGCGGGATTTAAGTTAGACTTATAATTCATCGATGATCCCCACTTCCTTGAATTACGTTTCTCTCAAGTCTGCTACCTAATTTCTGAATATTCATCAGGGCGGCTTGGTGTAGTGGCATATCTAAATCGGTGCAAATGGCAGCGAGATACCAAAGTACATCCCCTACTTCTCTTAGCATCTCTGTCCGATCTTCATCGGTCATCTTGCCACCCTTATCTCGTATTATTTTCTTGTATTTATCTGCTACTTCCCCTGCCTCAGACGTTAATCCTAGAATAGGATAATTTACCTTCTGACTTTCAGGATAGATCATATATGCTTGTGCTAATTTTTGATATTCACCCATGTCCATTTTATTCTTTCTCCTCTTTCATTTTAATTAATCGATCCAAATACCATCGAGCTTTCCTCAGATCCTTCAGTTGATTTTCTTGATCCTTCGAAAAGTACCGCCAGATGTATTTGATTATATTGGTCTGGCAGGGAACCTCTTTAGCTACAGGGTTCGCTGAAACGGCAGACTCAATCGCATCAATGCACTCTACATCTCCATGAGTGTAGTGTGGTGGATGATTCACTAGGTCATCTTCAAATCTCATCATTGCTTTGTCTTTCGGGATGAGAAATCTATAATATTAGTGTTCTTTCGGTCATGCTCATCCATGCGATCATGTAATTCTTCGTCAGGAGTAAAGATAATTTCTCTTAATCTTTTCCCTTCATTCGGTCTGATGGCCTGACCAAAAGACATGAGCATCAACGGACTGTCTTGTATGATTCCTACAATCCCATGCATTAAATCGATGCAATCATCTTGACGTTCCTCATCGAGGTCCTCACTGAAGCACACTCCTACAGAGCAATTAAGCTTTCCATCTTCCTCTAGCTTCACAATCAAGCCTAATTCATTCGCATCCAATTTAAGGAACTTCTGCATTTTGCTATTATTTTTTTTCATTACTGCCTCTCATTTTTTCAATTATTTTTAATGATTTATTATTAGGCTTTTCGCAGAGCCATTCTGTCGGGATCTCTTTGTCTGAATAGGGAATCCCAAGTTTCTCGCAGATGCTTGCATAAGTCGTTTTTGAACCTTTGCGGATCTTCGCTCTAGAATAATTAAAGACCATCCTCAGATCTAAATTCGGATGTTGCCTTTTAATAAGAGTGATCTTTTTTCGATCCTCTAGGACCCACCGCCCTTTTGTTTCAACGATGATCCCATTATGAAGAACAAAATCAGGAGTGTAGATATGGTTTGATGATGGGATAATGTACGAGATTTTAACCTTTTCGTACTCATGCTTTATCCTCGCTTTCCGAAGCTGAATATAAATATCTTCTTCTAAACCTGACCTAAAACCCTTTATCAATGCAGTGGCTCTGAATCTCTTCTTTGAATTAGTCAACATACCAATGTCTCCTTGGATTCTGAGCTTTGGACTGAGCACAAGGTTCGTAGGATGCTTGAGGCCAGCAGGACTTCCTAAAATCACACATAGAGCATTGCTTCGCTAGAATGCGTCTGCCAGTGAGCTTTCGATTAAAGAACTCTTCGTGAGGCTCAAATCCCCTCTTAAAAGGAGTTTCTTGAGTGATAGCCTTCACATTCTTTCTCATTAAAGAGATAGTATCTTTATAAGTCTCTTTGTCTTGGGCGGCATCAATACAGGCCAACTCGCCAGAGGATTTATTCATTACAATCCAACCCCCCATTTTTCTTGAGGAGCCTATGGAGTACCCAGCCATTTGCCCTAAATATCCGAAAGGATCATCTTCTAGGAGAGCATCAAAACCTTTCTGCCACTTATTCCTGAAAGCCCAATCCGAAGCAGACTTAATATCCCAGACCTTCTTATCGATCTCAACATCATCTTCACCCTTAACAGGATGCTCACCAATGCTCAGTTCAACTTGAGCTTTGCTTCCTGTAACAGGTATGTCCGTTGCTTTCATCAGAAGCATCAGGATGATC